CTACAAATCAATTGGAAAATTCATCGATGAAAATTACACAACATGGTGCGCAGCAACATTGATCACATACCTCGACACTGTCCTAATAACCGACGAAAGAGAGAGATACGATATCATCAATTATTGTATCAAAATGAACATCGCACACAGAACAGCAAATGAAAGATTCATTGGAGAAAACAACTTTGAAGAAATTGAAAGATTAAATGAATCCTCACTCACCATCACACGCGACAAACCATGGTGGGCATTTGGCTATGAACGAACAAGAGGACTGACAACTAAGGCTGATTTAAACAAGAGCCGCGCGTTGGTATGGTGTTTCAATCCATCAACAACAAGCATAATAATATCAATTTTAGGAGCGATCGTTATAATCGACAAATTGCGCACTATCCAGCAATTCAAAACCCTGCGCAATACTATTACTACCCTTCGAGCCGGGAATCATTAATTGCAGCAATCAAAAATCGCCATGAACCACAATCAACTAAATTATATCAACCCAAAATTCAAAAGAACATCTACAAACACATTCGGAAATTTATCATGAAAATACAACCCTGGACCAGACAACAATATGTCGATTCGATCATCGACCCAGGAAAACGAAAATCATATCAGGATTGCCTCGACGAAATGGAAAGAACCGGGAAAATATATTCACACATCGTGCCACATACAAAAATAGAAAAAATGAAATCAAATAAATACAAGGCACCTCGACTAATACAAGCAAGACACATGACACACAATATTGAAGTCGGCAGATTTCTTAAGCCACTGGAAATTGCAATCAAAACAAAATTCATCAACTTTGCCAAGGGCAACTACGATTCTATTGCCAAACGAATCGAAACATTGGCCAGAAAACACAAATATTTCACAGAATCCGACCATTCAACGTTCGATGCACATATAACAACTGAACATCTCAAAATGACACATAAATTTTATTTAGCTTGCTACAATCAAAACAGAACATTGCAAAAATACCTAAAGAAAACAATCAACAACAGAATAAGAACAAGAGACGGCACCAAATGGACAATTAAAGGAACAAGAATGTCAGGTGATGTTGACACCTCTTTCGGTAATTCATTAATAAATTATGCAATCATCATGCAAGTCTTAGAGAATTTACAATTAAAAGGAGATGCCATAGTCAATGGAGATGACTCAATAATTTTCACTGACAAGAAAGTGCACAACGAATTGGCAAAAACAATGTTTGCAATATATAATCAAGAAACAGAAATTAAGGAATCAGAAACTTCAATACATCGAGTAGAATTTTGTCGAACAAAATTAGTATATCCCGCTTCAGGCATTCCAACTATGATGATGGATCCACAACGCTTAAACTCAATATATGGCATGACTTACAAATTAATACCACCAGAAGAATATGCCAACTATCTCATCAACATCAAAAAGGCAAACGAAAGTATCAACAAAAATACACCAATCGGTCAATATTGGCATACAGACGAAGTAATCAAACATGACAAACACATCGATTACAGCCTCAAAAGAGTCATAACACGTGAAAACATAAATCAAACATCATCATCAGAAATAACAATCACGATGTTTATAGCATACCCATCATTATTAGAAGATTTAGCAAAAACAACCGAATTGATTAAACGAAATTTGCCTCGGAAACATTCACCATCATGGTTCATCGATCACGACAACAAGAAATTGCATCAATTAAATGACTAATCCAGCACTCAAGTACGAAACGACCACGCAACTCAAACGGATAAACGCGCGTTAAAAATGACCTACCCACTACAGTAAATCTCGGAGCCTACAGTAGTGACAACCGTAATAAACCCC